ATGCGGAGACGAGCAGCCCGAGCGTTAATATCAAATGTTCCGTTGTCGTCGGCAGCGTTGTTTACATTAACACCAACAAACGGAAAACCGTTGGCGTTAGCAATTCCAATGCCCATTCGAAGGTTGGCTGTATTGTAGCGAGCGCCGATTAATGGGCCACCAGTAAAGGCAGCCGCAGCAACATCTAACTTTGCAGTTGGCGCAGTCGTCCCGATCCCGACGTTGCCGCTGGTGTCGATGCGCATGGCCTCGCCCGTTGTCAGCAAATCAGAGTTAACGTGAAAAGTAAGTCCTGCACTGGCTCGCGCCATAAGTTGCGGCCAGCCTGAGCTGTTGTTTAGACCCAATGCGCCAAACTGTGACCCGTTTGAGTATAAAAGACCAATGCCTTGATTAATGCCGTTAGTTCCAGCCGCGCCTTGGATCGTTAAGCGGCCAACAGGCGCAGTCGTCCCGATCCCGACGTTGCCACTCCGGTCGATGCGCATCACCTCAACTGCGTCAGTAGCCGCCGAAGTTAAACCGGTATTTGTGTAGAAACGAAGGTCACCCTCGTTACCAAAGCCATCAGTTGCAGCACGATACGAGCGGATCATCGCTGACGTACCTGTTAACCCCCCAGTCGTGACCGAGATTTCAGAGTAATCCGTAACGAGGAAATCGTGGGTAAGACGCAGGCCACCTTGGTTTTGGTATACAGAGAGCATTTTCGCAGGCGTACTCGTCCCGATCCCGACGAGACCCGCGCTGTTGATACGTGCGTATTCGGTTCCGCCAGTACTGCGGAAAATCTGTGTGGTGAAGTCCTGATTGAGCGTCGTCGCAATGATGCCACGAAACTGCACCACACCCGTCGCGCGGGTCACCTTGTGGTAGAAGTAGCTGCCCCCTGCCTCGGCGCTGATTGTCGCAGCGGAAGATGCGCCCGTACTCGCGTTAAGGTAATTGATGCCGCCCGTGCCGTTGAGGGTCTGTTGTGCATCGAGGAGATACGCGGGTGCTGTTGTGCCGATCCCGACGTAGCCGTTGCTGTCGTAGTTTACCGATTTCTCGGCAGGGTAGGTTACAAAGACGTCCTTGGTACCAACAGCAAAATCCACCAGTGACACACCGCTACTCGACGAAAGCACCGTAGTACGCGTGAGTGTGTTCCCTGACGTCGTGAAGGTACCAATACCGACTTCCCACTGAAAGCCTGCATTGATCGTGTAGTAGGTAGTGTTGGCGTTACCAACACCAGTGGCAAACGTCTGATACCCTGTGGGGGCGGTCCCGCTGAGCGTTACCGTACCAGTACCAGTCGTAGTGGTAGTGTCGCGAACGCGATCAGCGAGAACAAGGGCCATCGTTAATCCTAAGCAATACGGATGATTGCGGTGGTATTAGTAGCCGTGGGGAAGATAATCGTAAAGTCCCCGTCCGTGGAGGTCTTGTCAGAACCGAAGTCCAGCACAGCCACCGCAGCGTTGGTAAGCGTCGTATTTGCCGTCCCGTTAGCCGATGGCGTGGTGTTATAGATCAACGCGCCGCGAGCCGTGATGGTGGCATTAGCGAAGGTAAGATCAGTGAAATCGGTAAAACCAGTACCCGCCGAGGCCGAGGTGTTGGATGCAGTCACGCCGAGATTAACCAGCGTACCACCACCAGCGGTGTAGTTGGTGCCCGACGACGAGATTTCACTCGACGAGGTATACGCCGTGGTGTTTGCATCAATCGAAGCAGCCGAGGTGTACAGCGCCAGCTTGAACGTATCGCCACTGGTCAGTCGAAAGTCGTGCACGGCAAGCATAAGCTCGGCCTTAAAGCTAGTGCACATTGCCTGTGTTATCGCCATGGTGTGATCTCCTTATGCGTCTAGAATGGGGATTAGCTCTGGGTGCCCTGCCTGTTTGAACTTGTTTACCAAGGTCACATTATGAGACCGCACAGCTTCGTGCATGTATTGAGTAAGCACTTGGCGAATGCTGCACTTGAAGGCTTCAGCCTGATCTCGGATAGCCGGGTGCGTCTGACTGCCGATATAGATGATCTTGTCAAGTGCGCGTTCGGCAATTTCCTCAGGCGTGAAACCACGCCCTTCAGTGGCCATCACCATAACACTACCGACGTTACCTGTTGCGAGATTGAACATATTACCCCACTGGATAGCGAGCTTGCCCGCTGCGATACATATCCTGACGATTCTTGCCTTCGCTAAGCTGCTTGAGCATACCCAGCGCTTCATCGTAGCGCTTCTGGTAACCGGCTATAACATCCTGCTCACCCTTCATAAAGGTGTAAGCCTCAAGCAGAGAGCCATAGAGTAACACGCTGTCGAAGTTATCTCCAAGCCACGACGTACCAGCCGTCACGATGGACGGTGGGTAATAGAAGTAATGTAGCTCCACTGCGTAGCTGGCATCAGGCGTAGGGCCGAGGATGTACGAGTTCTCGTCAAAGTAGGCGTAGCAATACGGGAGACCCGTATCGTTGGGATTTGGAAACGCCTGCCGGATGAAGTTCACATCCTTGTTGAGCAGATACTCATAGTTACCACTGCCGTCGATCACAGCAATAGAGAAGTTAGCCAGCCAGTCGGAAGGCACCGAGAGGTACTTGTTGCTGACTGTGCAGTTGCCAGTCACGTTCTTCCGTAGGTCCAGAAGCTGAACCGTATTGAAGATTCGCTGCTCGGCTTGTTCGATGAACGTGTTGATCTGTTCGGTAGACGTCAACGTCACCGTACCCGACCCAGTAGAGTCGGTCCACGAGGTATTAGGGAAGTCGTTTTCGACGTATCCCTTGATGGTCTCGAACAGAGCAGCGTAGTCCATCAGCCCATCTTCTTGCTATGTCCGTAACCCCGAGTGGTATTCTTGGTACCACGGGTACGTTCGGTCTGGGTGTTAGCCACGTTGTTCGGATAGCCGTTGTTACCGAGACTGATCTCAGTGCCGCCGGACATCGTATGGGGCTTGGCGTAGACGCTGGCAGGGCCAACTTCGTTGCCACCTACCTTCATGCTGAACTTAGCCATTTTTATCGACCTTCCCCATGTCCTTAGGAACCTTGCGGACTGATTTCTTCTGGTTTGCAACCTTCGCAAGGCCACGGCCCATGGCCAGCATCTGTGCGTTGGTCTTACCGCCCTTGGCGAGCTTAGTCAGCGGTGCACCCTTGTGCTTCGCGCGCTCGTGCTTGTGAACAGCCACCGCTGCGGTAGCCTTGTCCTGCTTTAGGTCTTTCTTGTCCATTGCTAACTCCCTATCGTAATCGTTACGGTCCCTACTTGACCAGTTGCTAATAGCGTATCTGGAAGCCCAGATAAACCCAGAGGATTACTAAACCCAATTGGGTTCCATCCCCACTGAATTATACGGCTACCGTCACTGGGGTTACCGTTTATATTGAGTCCAGACTGATAATAGCTGACGTCAGGGCGGGGGTTACGCAGCGCTTGAGGATCATCAACCGGGTACATACCAAGCTGAAGCTGCGGCTGATCTGGTTCCCAGCATTCCGGGCACACGAGGATGTTGACGTTCTTCGTCTTGATGACAAGGCTACGAAGACGCTTCAGCTTATAGCGCTGACCACAGCGGTCGCACTCCGAGATAGCCCACTTACCAGAGGCAAATCTATTTGGCACAGACCCCCCTAGTAGAACATCTGTCGCGGCGCGATACGCAGCGGGGCTTTTTCGCGGTCCTCGTCAGCGGCTTGCTGCCACAACTCTTCGTACTCCATCTTGAGCATCTGAGTACGCTCAAGCGCGCCGGGAATCTTCTTCGACAGATGATACGCCAGACCAGCCACCATGCACGGCAAGAAGCGAAACGGGATGTCCTGTGTCGTGATACCGCTACCGGCATCCTGAATGCGGCGCAGACGGTAGTAGAAGAAGATGTAGTAGTTGCTCTGATCCGGGGCAGGCCACACGTTGATCTGCGGCGGCTTCGCGCCAGTAACCGGATAGCTCGCACCTGACTGACGGTTGATCCATACCTGAATGGGACGACCCTGAGCGTTCTTGTTCGGGATCGTGATGTAGGTATCGGCGCTGATACGGCTGATGTTGATGTCCGTCTGCCCCTGCTGTCCCGACTGTGTGCGGATGACTTGGTCGAACAGGTCAATCGTATCTACTGGCAGGTCATAGACAATCTGTTCCTGTACCATGGGGATCGACCCCTGCTCGACAGTCCACAGGTTGATACCACGGTTTGCCCACTCGATGGTGAGTAGGTTGAGACTACGACGGGCGGTACGCAGGTCGTAACCAGACCGAAGCTCGGCACCACAACGCTCAAACGCCTCTTCTACGAGTTCGTTTAAGTTTAGGTTGAATGTGGAGGTGCCGGATGTGGTCATCTAAATTTCGCAGTCTTTTCAGCTATGGCCTTGGGCTGCTTCGTGAACTGCTTACCCGCAGCGGTGCCTTCGCGTTTCGCCTTGGTTGTAGCAGAGTATTCGCTGGATGTCAGTGCCTGCCTTGCTTTCTTCGGCAAGTACCTTTCGCCGGTAGCTTTGGAACCCTGCGTGGAGGGTTTGCCAGACTTAGTACCCCAGTCCTCCTTGGTCCACTTAGACAAGGACTTCTGCGCTTCCGTCTTAGGGCCGCTATAACTGCCACCAGTTTTCTTGTACTGCTGCGTTGCAAGCTGAGCCTTACGAGCAGACCATTGACCCGGATTGCCGCCTTTGCCGCCAGCTTTAACACTGGCGACAATGCGTTTCCACTTGGGTTCATCTGACCGGGCCATTAGTACCTCTGTGTGTACTCGCTGCGTCCATAGGGTCGCCCACCACTAAAGTTCGTCTGCTGCATCATACGCATAAACTGCATACGTTGATCTTCAGGGAAAGTCTGATTCATGTTGGGTGCGGGTGGCATCTGGGATTGCTGTGCTATCTGCTGCGAACCACTACCTGATATACCGCTCTGCTGACTTCGAAGCGCGTTAAAAAGGTCTTGCATACTTGCAGGAGGTTGATTCGCTCGCGCTGCGCGTTCTGCCATATTCCGTTCAGCAGATATCCGGTTAGCTTCACCCATGCCCGCGTCCATACCACCGTCTGACTGGCGCATACCCATGTTCTGTAGAGCAGCGTTCTGGGCCGCAGCTTGAGAGGGACCGAAGTCCTGCTGCGGAGCACCGCCGCCGTAGTTGGCGACACCGGGGCCATAGCCACCAAAGCCCTGTTGGGGCATCGCGGCGTTGCTTACCATATCCGTCTGGGGCATCTGCTGCTGGAACCGCTGAGGCTGCTGATACTGACGCTGCTGCTGAAACCGCTGAGGCTGCTGGAACCGCTGCATGGGCTGCTGATACTGACGCGCCTGCTGCTGGAACTGCTGAAGCTGCTGGGGCATACCGTAGCCGCCGCCATAACCGCTACCGTCATCAGTGTACTGCTGGGACATATTATAGCCGCCACCAAAGCCGCCGAAGTTCTGCTGCTGCTGAGGCATGCCGTAGCCACCATCAAAGCCGCCGAAGTTCTGCTGCTGCTGGGGCATCTGGTTAAAGTTCTGGCGGGAGGGCTGGAACCCACCGCTACTCTGCCCTAGCATACCGCCAAAGCCGCCGCCGTAGCCACCTTGTTGCTGACCGCCAAAGCCGCCTTGTTGCTGACCGCCAAAGCCGCCTTGTTGCTGACCGCCGAAGCCGCCGCCGCCCATGGGCGAACCACCTTTAGCCATCTTACTTACCCTTCTTGAAGCCTTTTAGCATTTCTGCAAAACGAGCGCGTTGTCCGAGCTTACCGGGAGCCTTAGTGGCCTTTTCCAGCTTCTTCGCTGGAATCGGCTCACCCTTCTTAGCCCCAAGGGCCGACCGCAGGGCACCGGGCTTCTTGATAGCTTTAGAAATGTCAAGCTTGGGCTGACCGCCCTTGGCCATATTTTTCATCTTTGACGCTTTCATATCGCCCATACCTCGGCTCGGTCGCATATTACTCTCCTATGCCCACACGCGATGGGGAACTGTTGGCTCGACGCTCAACGGTGTCAACTCGGCAAGCTGCTCGTCGCTGAAGCTGCCGCGCAGATTGGTGTGCCAGCCGGGGTAGTCCACCACGATAGGCTCGTCGGCCTTGTCGTAGCCCGTCACGCGGCTGAATGGCCCGATGTGATCGAGCGACACGCCAGACACCGGGTTGCCTTCATCGTCAATGACACCCGCAGCCAGCAGCGCGGCAGTCATCTCGGCTTCGGTGGCGGTCATGAGATACAGGTCGATCATGCGGTCAATGCCTGTAGCTGCGCGTTGGTGAGGCGGGAGGGGTAGTAGGTAAGGGTGCGGATGTAGCCCGTGAAGACATTTGAGCCACTGACGTTCTGGCTGCCAATACTCATCCGGTCGGGGGAGGGCAGAGTGCCTGATGTGTCGGTTAATACCGTGCCGCCGTTTGCGCATCCGGCAAAATTGTTTGTCTGGTAGGCATATGCAATCTTGCGGACGCTGGTGTTTCCAAGGGTCATTGCATCTTGGAACGACACCTGAGAGACACCGAGAATAGCAGTACCCTCGTTCCAACCGGGGCCGTAACCAGCAGACAAGAGTAGCTGATGACTGGAGTTAGACGCTGCTGCGCTGTCAATGTCGTACACAAACGGGAAGTCGCTACCGCCCGTTGAGTTGCGGCCCGTTGTAGTGGCAACAAACTGCGGGATAATCGTCCCCTCGCTCTGGTTGTACCAGCTTGAGAAGTTCGTACCCGTCATCGACGCAACGTCAGCCGCGCGTGTGACCGTGGAGGCTACGGTGGGGATGTAGCTGGTGGCGAATGCACCGGCTTCAACCTGCGCACCGTAGAGGAATACGCCCAAACCGACCGAGACAGGGGTGTAAGTGGCTCCGAAAGTCGTTTGGGTTGCCGGCTTTGGCGAAACCACAAAAACATAGTTTCCGCCGTCTGCGTCAGAAGTTGCCGTGACTGTGCAGCGATACCAACCGTTTCCGGCATTGGTAATAGTGGCAGTTGTTGACGCAGTAGTTGCAACAATAGTCCCGTTGCTCAAGTCAAATAGAGCGCCGTATGCAAGGTTAGCAAACGCGCTGTTTTCAAAGTTAATCTGAGCGCGGGTATATTCGCCCGCCTTCAGGTATGCAGAGCCGGTGTAAACAGTGTTTACGGCACCTGAAAAAAGTTTATACAAAGAGTGGCCGCTATTTAGTGTATCGCCAGTGGCAATTTTTGTAGCGTTGCTTGTCCCGTCCGGGCTAGTGGCAGCGTTTGCCGTAACAACGAGTGAGCCGACCGGAGAAACCGCCCAGCCCACCGTGCCGTCGCTGTACGTCATCAAGTTCACCCGCTGCTCCTCGATCAGCAGGCCGTTGGGCGCGAGTGTGACGGGGTTGTAGTCGAAACGCGGGCCGTAGTAGGCCGTGCTGGTCGGTGCCGCGCCGGGGTTGTAGACGTAAGGGTCGACGCTGGCAGAGTTGGAAAGCTGCGCGCCCCAGAGGAATGCGCCGGACACGCCGTCGCCCGTATACGTAATAGACGAGCCATCCGTAAGATTTACATAACAAGTTGTTGTCGTGCTATCCGCCGTGCCGGTTACTGATACTCGATACCATCCGTTGCCCGCGTTGGTTATCGTGGCAGTACCTGTAATTGCCGAAATAGTGCCTGCGGTAAGGTTTATGGTGCAGCCGGCAAAAGTTGATGCGCCGATAGCACGCATCGTAACAACTGTGCGTTCACCCGCTTTTAAGTATGCGGTGTAGGTATACCTTGTGCCGCTAACAGTTGTTACCGCTTGCTGGACACGGTGTTGCGTGGAGACGGCTGTATTCTCCACCAGCTTATCGGCGTTTACTGTGCCGTCAGGCGAAGTTGTAGCGTTGGCGGTTATAGTAGAGCCGGTTTTTGTCCAACCGGCGTTGTCAAACTCCTCCGTGAAGCCGAGGAGGTTGGGTGGACTGGTGCTGTTATACGTCGAGGGCAGCGTCTGGTAGGTGACGGCTTCGAACTGCGCGCCCCAAATGAACAGACCGGATGTACCGTCCCCGGTGTACGAAACGGCTCCTGCAGGGCCGATAAGTTGAAAACGAATAAACGGAGCGCCCGTTACCAACGCCGCAGCGGTAATTGACCAACGGTACCAGCCCCCGCCTACGGACGTCATAGCGAAGGTGGCGGTTCCAGATTGCCCCGAAATAACGCCCGTGCTGAAATTAAAATTGGCGGTTTGGCCCGCGAAAACACCGTTGTCCGATCCCATCTGTATCGCGGCGGATATGCGTTCGCCCACTTTAGCATACCCGGAAACAGTGTACGAAACCCCCGCAGTCACCGAGACAAGATTACCCTGCATTTGAATGATGTGCGTACCCGTCGAGGTGTCTTCTACCAGCTTGTCGGCAGTTGTCGTTCCATTCGGCCCAGTCGTCGCGTTCGCAGAAATGCTTGCGCGTACCTTCGACCAACTCGCGTTATCAAACGCCTCGCTGTTCGTCACCAGATTGTTCGGCGCGTAGGTCACTCGCCCGGTGC